AAAAGGATTAAAGGCATTTGCTGATCCAAGAGTCGCAGTCGGTGCAGCAGCATTTGGTGCTGCTATTGTTGCAATAGGTGCAGGTATAGCCGGAGCTACTTGGATAGTAGGTAAAGCATTGCCAAGTCTAGCAGAAAACTTACGATCATTTGAAAAATTAGATGGGGCAGCATTAGTACAAGCCGGAAAAGGTGTAGCTGCTATTGGTGCAGGGCTGGCAGTATTTGGTGTAGGCGGCGCTGCTGCTGGTATTGGATCTGTAATGAGTACACTTGGTGATGCTATAGCTGGGTTTTTTGGTAAAAAAACTCCTATTGAAAAACTAGTTGAATTCTCAAAATTAGATATTGACAGTAAAAAAGTTGAAAACAATGCCAAATCATTTGCTATGTTTGGAGCCGCTATGGCTACAGCAGTTGCAGGGATACCTGAAGGTTTTGGAACTATTGTAAGTTCTGTTGGTCAAGCAGTAGCAAATTGGTTTAAAGTTGATCCTCCACTCGAAAAGTTTATAAAATTCACACAATTAGATATTGATTTAAAAAGAACTAAAAATAATGCAGAGGCATTTGCATTATTTTCAGCAGCAATGGCTTCTGGAATAGCAGGCATACCAGAAGGTTTTGGAACTTTAGTTAGTGCTGTGGGTGATGCAACTGTAAAATTCTTTAAAGTTGATCCTCCAATAAAGAAATTTGTTGAATTTTCACAATTAGATATCAATGTTGATAGAACAAAAAACAATGCTGATGCGTTTGTTGCTTTTAGTAAAGCTATGGCAACCGGTGCAGCCGGCATTGCAGAAGGTTTTGGCACTATAGTATCAGCACTTGGCGGAGCAGTAACTAATTTCTTTAAAGTTGATCCTCCATTAAGAAAATTTGTTGAATTTTCAAAATTAGACATAGACGCACCAAAAACAAAAACTAATGCTGAAGCGTTTGCTAACTTCAGTATGGCAATGGCAAAATCAGGATTAGGTTCTGCTGCTAGTGGATTAGGTAATATGATAAGTGGTATTGCTGATAGCATCGGCAAACTATTTGGTAATAAAGACGCAATCACAAAGTTTGTAGAGTTTACAAAACTTGATGTTGATCCTGATAAAGCAGAAAAATTAGGTATAGCTTTTGCAGCATATGTGTCTGCATTGCAAGGAGTTGCAGGCGCAGCCATGCCATCTATATCAGGTAGTGTACGAGCAACTCCTCCTAACGTAGCTTCTGGTGCTGCTCCTAGTGGAGCACCTAGCGGTGGAGGCGGTGGAGGTGGTCGTGCTGCACCTAGTGGAGGAACATCTGGTGGAGGATCAGTAGCAGGTGGTGGTTCTAGTTCAGCACCAGCAGCTCCTAATTTTAGTCCAAGAACAGTAGGTGGACCAGCAAGAGCAACTAAACCTAATGATGATATTGAAGGTAAAGCTGGCGGAGGCGGTGGCGACATAAGAGTAGCTGACGCCGGAGATGCTGCTAAAGGTCCAAGAAAGAAAACTGACGGAATCATAGTACATCATACTGGTGGAAGAGGTTTACAAGGTGCTATATCAACATTAAAAGCAAGAGGTTTAGGTTACCATTATTTGGTTGATCAAGATGGATCAGTAACTTCTTTTGTGCCTGATAACCAAACAACTTGGCATGCAGGTAAAACAGATAAAAAACCAGAACTATCAAATAGTAATTCTGTAAGTATCTCATTGGTTTCTAAAAATGATTCTGATATAAGTCCAGCACAATTGAAATCAGGCTATAATCTTGGTCAACAATTAATGAGTAAGTTTGGAGTCTCTATGGTTTATGGTCATGGAGAAACATCAAGTCATAAAATGCCTAGTGAGGGTCAAACTCTTGCTAACGCATTAAGATCAGGTAAATTACCAGAAGCCAGATCAGGTGGAACATTTTCAGGACCTGAAAGTGGATACTTAGCTTTATTACATGGTAAAGAAACAGTATATCCTGATCGTAAAATACCAAACATGTTGTCAAGTGGGCAAGTTACTAAACAAGAATTACCTTTTGGATCAACTGCAAATGCAAATACAGCAGGTGATAGTAGACTTATGAATGAACTAATGGCTATGATGGAGTCAAAATTTGACAATATGATTAGTGCCCTTGAACAATCAAATAATACACAATCGCAAATATTAAGATATAGTAAAGCGTAATAAATACTTAGAGATCCATAACATGACATATAAAAAACGTTTTACTAATAAATCAGGTGTATCAAGTCCTATTTCAGGCGGAAATAGTAACAGTGGAGCATGGAATGGCAGTCCAGGACAAAATGGTTCTGGCACAGGCGGTTGGGCTAATGATAGTTTTGGTTATAAAAGTTATGGAAGTAAATTACCAGAAGTTTACACAGGACACCCAAATCGTATAGAACGTTATAATCAATATGAAATGATGGATGTTGATGCTGAGATTAATGCATGTTTAGACATTATAAGCGAATTCAGCACACAGAAAAATGAACATAATAATACACCATTTAACATAGAATTTAGTGAAGATCCAACACAGCATGAGGTTGAATTATTAAAAAAACAATTACAACAATGGTGTAAATTAAATGAATTTGATACACGTACTTTTAAAATTTTTCGTAATGTTCTAAAATACGGCGATCAAGTTTTTATAAGAGATCCAGAGAATTTTAAGTTATATTGGATAGATATGACTAAAGTAGTTAAAGTTATTGTAAATGAAAGTGAGGGTAAAACTCCTGAACAATATGTAATTAAGGATATTAACATTAATTTACAAAACTTAACAGTTGCTACTAAAACAAACACAGACTTTGCAGCAAATCCTGCAACAGGATTAGGTGGAACAGGTGGTGGATCACAGAGTAATGGATACACTGTTCCTGCTATGCCATATAACACAACAGGAAGTAGATTTACACTAGGACAAAGTGAATCTGCTATAGATGCTAAACACGTAGTGCATCTAAGTTTAACTGAAGGTTTAGATCGTTTTTGGCCTTTTGGGCAATCTGTTCTTGAAAATATTTTTAAAGTATACAAACAAAAAGAATTACTTGAAGATGCAGTTTTAATATATCGTGTACAACGTGCTCCTGAACGTAGGGTATTTAAAATTGATGTTGGTAACATGCCAAGTCACATGGCTATGGCATTCGTAGAACGTATTAAGAATGAAATTCACCAAAGACGTATTCCAAGTAGTCAAGGTGGTCCTAGCTTAATGGACGCAACATATAATCCATTAAGTATGAACGAAGATTATTTCTTCCCTGTTACTGCTGATGGTCGTGGATCAAGTGTTGACTTATTACAGGGTGGTCAAAATTTAGGTGAGATTGATGATTTGAAATACTTCAATAATCGTTTAGCACGTGGTTTACGTGTTCCAAGTAGTTATTTACCAACAGGACCTGAAGATAATACAACACCATTAAGTGACGGTCGTGTTGGTACAGCAATGATTCAAGAATATCGTTTCAACCAATATTGCGAAAGATTACAAAAGTATATTAGTCAGAAATTAGACGAAGAATTTAAACTATTTTTGCGTTGGAGAGGTTTTAACATTGACAGTGGTTTATTTTCATTACAGTTTAATCCACCTCAAAATTTTGCAAGCTATCGTCAATCAGAAATGGATACAGCACGTGTATCGACTTTTACAACTATAGAAGCACTTCCATATATTAGCAAGCGTTTTGCGTTACAGCGTTTCTTGGGTTTAACAGAGGAAGAAATAAAAGAAAACGAAAAATTATGGCGTGAAGAAAAGAATAAAGATGAAGATGTTGAGCCTGTAGGTAGTGATTTACGTAGTGTAGGTATCAGCGGTGGTGATTTAGAAAGTGACGCAGCAGCAGGCGAAGAAATGAATGCACCTGATGAAGAAGCAGGCGCTGAAGCTGGACAAGTTGCAGGACCAGTTGCTGAACCACAAGCAGGTGGTTTACCTGGCGGCACTCCAGCACCCGCCGGCGTAGGTATGTAAGATAAATAGACTATAGGACATACTTAAAATGAAGTTGATGGAAATGTTTGATGCAGCAGTACCAGGTTATCAAGACCTTGCAGCAGATAACTCACGACCAAAATGGCGTGAAAGTCGTAAAACAAAATTAACATTAAGACAAATACGTAAATTACGTAAGATGTTAGATGTTAGAAATTACGAAAAAGCCAAATATCTTAAAAAAGTACATGAACAATATGGAGCCAGTGCTCCTGCTGACGGCGCACCTTCAGTATAATATTATTCCTGATAATGTAAAAACCATAGAGTTTTTACAAAAAATGCAAAAAATGAGTACTTATTGAGTAGTTTTTCTAACTACCCACTAAATAATCTTACAAAGCCATTTTATCAGGAGAACAAATAATGGACAACAAAAAATTTGAACAACTCATTGAACTTATTATCAATGAGAATGAAGAACAAGCACGTGCGCTTTTCCACGATATCGTAGTAGAAAAGAGCCGCGAAATTTATGAAAACATCATAGCCGAAGAAATGGGTATTGAAGAAGAAGGCGAACAGATGGTAGGTGAAGTTGGTGACTTACTAGACGAACTTGACGCTGAAGAATCTGGTGTTGTTGAAGCAGATGATGAAGAAGAATTTGATATCAGCGATGACGACGGTGATGAAGTTGTAGACTTTGAAGCTGGCGAAGGCGAGGATGAAGATCAAGGTGGTGACTTAGAAGACCGCGTTGTTGACCTAGAAGATAAACTAGACCAGTTAATGGCTGAGTTTGAAGAAATCATGGGCGACGATGAAGGTGAAGCTGCTGCTGTCGCTGGCGATGATGAAGGCGAAGAAGGCATGATGGAAGATATGGATGAGGACATCATGGAAGCCGACGATGATGAAGAAGATGAAGATAAAAAGAAAGTTGACGAAGCAATTCAGTTAAAGAAAGTTTCTGTAACACACGGTGATAACGGTGTACAAACTAAGTCAACAGTAGCTGCTAACAGCGGTGCTAAGGGAATGGCAAGCAAGCCAGTTTCAATGGGTCATGGTGCAGAATCTGTTCCAACAAGTCCAAAAGGTCCTAGCAATGCTTACAGCAAAGGCGAGACACAAGTTAAACATGCTAGTCAATGGAAAAACGCTCCAGCACAAGCTGGTCAGGATCTAGAAAAAGCTCCTGCTCCAAAGCATGGTGACAACGGTCAAAACACAAAGAGTGTTATTGAAAGTCGTCAAACAACTAAGAAGCGTGTATAAAGGAATCTGAGAGCAATGGCTTTGTATCTCAAAGAAAACCTCACATTCGACCGCGCACAAATGGTGGTCGAAAGTGAAGGTGATGGCAGTCTGAAAACCCTATACATGAAAGGGATTTTCATCCAGGGCGGGGTAAAAAACGCAAATGAGCGTGTTTATCCCGTATCCGAGATCGAGAGTGCAGTTGAAACATTGAACAAACAGATTCAAGAAGGATACAGCGTATTAGGTGAAGTTGATCACCCAGATGATTTAAAAATTAATTTGGATCGTGTATCACATATGATTACTCAAATGTGGATGGACGGTGCAAATGGATTTGGTAAACTAAAAATATTACCTACTCCAATGGGACAGTTAGTGCGTACCATGTTAGAGAGTGGGGTCAAGTTAGGCGTTAGTAGTCGTGGATCAGGTAATGTAAACGACTATGACGGCAAGGTCAGTGACTTTGAAATCGTCACTGTAGATATTGTTGCTCAACCAAGCGCACCTAATGCATATCCAAAAGCAATTTATGAAGGTATGATGAACATGCGTCATGGTCATAAATTATTGGGTCTTGCAAAAGATGCACAAGGTGGTGACAAGAAAGTAGAGAAGTACTTGAGAGAGGAAGTAATGCGCCTTATCAAGGATCTCAAAATTAAATAAGGGGAATTAAGCATGTTAGATGCTATCAAACCATTACTTGAAAGTGGACTAATCAACGAGGATGTTGGTGCTCAGTTAAATGAAGCATGGGAACAGAAGTTGATGGAAGCCCGCGAACAAGTTCGTGCTGAATTACGTGAAGAATTCGCACAACGTTACGAACACGATAGAAACGTGATGGTTGAAGCCCTTGACAAAATGGTAAGTGAAAGCCTACAGAATGAAATTGAAGAATTTCAAGCTGAAAAGAAGGCAATGAACGAAGACCGAGTACAAGCACAAGTTAAGTTACGTGAAAGCGCAACTAAATTCAATGATTTTATGGTAACTAAGTTAGCAGAAGAAATCAAAGAACTACGTGCAGAGCGTAAAATGCAGTTTGAAAGTCAGCAAAAGTTAGAGCAATTCGTTGTTCATGCTTTGGCACGTGAAATTAAAGAATTCGCACAAGACAAACAAGCTGTTGTTGAAGCAAAGGTCAAGTTAGTTGCTGAAGGCCGCAAACAACTTGAAGCATTGAAGTCACGTTTTGTGACAGAAAGTGCTAAGAGAATGAATCAAGTTGTTACTAGCCACCTCAAGGGTGAATTAGGTCAATTAAAAGAGGACATTCAAATCGCACGTGAAAATAATTTTGGACGTAAGATTTTTGAATCCTTTGCAAGCGAGTTCTCTGTTACTCATTTAAATGAGAAAGCAGAAACACGTAAGCTAATGTCTGCTCTACTAGAGAAAGACCAACAATTGGCTGAATCCATCAAGAAAGTCAACGAAGCTCAAAAGTTAGTTGAAACAAAAGAACGTGAAGTTCGCATTATCAAAGAATCTACTCAACGTGAAAAGTTGATGGGTGATTTGTTATCTACTCTTAACGAGGAGAAAGCAAGCGTAATGCGTAGTTTACTAGAAAGCGTACAAACACCAAAGTTACAGTCCGCTTTTGATAAGTATCTTCCAGCAGTTTTAAACACTGGTGCTGAGAAGAAGCCTGCAAAGGCAGTTCTATCAGAGTCCAAAGTGATATCTGAAATTACTGGAGATAAACCAGCTGTGAAACAGGTTGAAGCCGAGCAAGATAATAATAATCTTATCGACTTTAAGCGTTTAGCAGGGCTATAAATTAAAGACATAAATTTAGGAGAAAATATAAATGTCACAAGTTCTATTAGAAAGCCGTTGGGACGAGACTAAAGATGCCCTACTAGAAGGCTTAAAAGGTACTCGCCGTTCAAACATGGGTGTTATTTTAGAAAACACTCGCAAAGCATTGTTGAAAGAATCTTCAGCAGGTACAACAACTGCAGGTAATATCGCTACATTAAACCGCGTTATTCTTCCAGTTATCCGTCGTGTAATGCCAACAGTTATTGCTAACGAGTTGGTAGGCGTTCAGCCAATGACTGGTCCAGTTGGTCAGATTCATACATTACGTGTTCGTTATGCTCAGTCATTAACAGATAACAGTCTAGCACAGACAAGCGTAACAGCAGGTGAAGAAGCATTGAGCCCATTCAAAATTGCTCAAGCATATTC